TCTGGGTTTGATGATTGGCTCAAACGCTGGAGGCTTGGGGGCCATCTGCTTGGGAGCGGCGAAGCAAGATTTGCAGAGACCATCTTCCAACTTGAGGAACAAACCGGATTTGCCACAGTTTGAACACTTTGCCATTATGATACCTCCAATTCATTATCTGTCATGCTTCCTTGGCAGGAGAATAAGCTTTCTCCCCGGGAAGGGATTCGTATTCGTGATTTAGTACATTAAGAACAGCTGCTCTGCCTCGATCGTCTAGTGCGTTAAATTTTCGCAGAAGTTCAGCCTCCTCTTTCGACAGGGACGGGGCGCTCTTCGCAATGGGCTTCACAGACATATTCTCCGCTGCTCGTTCCGCAGGGGCGAGCAGCTTACAGTCGCTTTTGCCAATGATCCAATTTGGGTTGACACATAGCGCAGATGCGAACGATTCGATTACGGGCAATTTAATACGCTTTATTTTGCCTTTTTCGTACCGCTGGACGGTAGACTTATCTACGCCCATTTTATCAGCAACTTCTTGCATAGTGAGGTCCAGTTCTACTCTGCGAGCCTCGATGCGCTGCCCAATTTGCTCGTTAGTGGTCATAACAATCAACTCCTTGTATCAACATCCTAGCATAAAAAATTGCGGAGCGCAACTATTATTTTCGCAAAAATAAAAAAAGTTGCACAATGCTATTGACAAGTTGAAAATGATGTGCTAATTTAGTGTTGCGTAGCGCAACAAAGGAGGTGAGTGCGGTGGTAAACGCAAGAAAAATTAGCGGAAGAATGAAAGAGCTAGGGCTGCGACAACAGGACATAGCACAAGCGTTAGGAATAGCTGCGCCAACTGTTTCGCAGAAGATTAACGGAATCAGGCCTATGATGCTGGATGAAGCGGAAAAAATTGCGGCTGTGCTGAAAATTGAAGATGCCGAGTTTGGCAACTATTTTTTTAACAAAGAAGTTGCACAGCGCAACACTGTGTAAATCCGCCAGCGGCAACTGACGGCTTTAGGAAAGGAGGGCGAGAACGTGGATAGAGAAAAAGAATTACTCCGCAAGCAGCTGGAACTGCTAGCGGAGCAATCGAATTTTGCAGATGGCAGAGATTTGGCGAACCTGTCCGCTGCTATGTGTGAGACCTACAGAGAGTTACAAGCTAAAAGCTGCTGCGGGAGCGTTCATCTTCGCATTGCGCTTCTCTCTGTGGCGGGCCTTGATCTTCTGGTAAGCATCGTCATACTTATCCAGAATCTCTTCGGGGGTTAAGCCGGACAAATCCTGATTCTGCAAATAGAGCATTGCGAGGGCTTCAATTTTGCCGTCAGGGAATGTCTGGAAGGTGTTGTCAGCCATGATCTCACCTCCTTTCGGGGTGATTGTAGCAAATTTTAGGAAATAGGGCAAGAGCAAAAAACGACGCCAGCGGATGCTGACGGCGAGGGGAGTGAGCACAATGGACAGAGGATTAAGAGCGGCTGAGTTGATGTCTATCATTTCATTGATAGTAGCTATTTTTGCGCTTGTTGTACAAATCTCAAGGATTGCGGGATAAGGGAAGTGAGAACATGAAAATCACAATAGATGGGACAGAAAAAGAAATCGCCTCTCTTGTACTGGAACTACAAGAGAGGCACGGGGAAGAGAGCACTGACGACATCATTCGTCAGGTTCTAGAGTCACTAGATCAAGCTTCACCAGGAGCGTTGGGGTAATTTTAGGAAATAGCAACATTCAAATTATTGGACAGGAGAATACACGATGAAAAGAATATTGGTTATTTTGATGGCTATTGCCATGGCCGTCATATCTTTTGGCTGCAGCGAAGCCGATAAGGTGAATTACAACCTCAGTCAGCAGGCTGACCATTTCGAGTGCGAGCGCAGGATCACAGTTTACAACGCCAGGACGGATATGGTCGTTCTCATAGCAGAGGGCTATATGAGCATCGATAACAACTCTGCGAATGAGCTTGTTATTACGGTGAAAACTGGCCCGGATACTTACAAGAAGAACTATGTATACCTGAATGATTACACCATGTATGTGGTGGAGGATATCACCGGAACGCACACAGATCCGTACCACTATACACTGTACTTCCACACAGAGATTTTCCCTGAAATCGAGGTAAAGCCGTAACTCAGGCGAAACATACAACAGCCGCCAAAGGCGGACAGAAAGGAGCGAGGCGGGATGCCTGAAGGAAGAAAAAAGCCGAGGATGACGCTGGACGATGTGCTGGCGGATATGCGTGCAAACGGTATGCCGATGGAAAAGAGGGTGCTTTCTGAGTGCCTGAAGCAGGGCATTTTACCCTTTGCGAAGATCATCGGCATCGGCCCTACCGGCAGGGCCACATTTTTGATCATGCGCCGGGATTACGAAAGATGGGCAGATGAATATCTGCGTATGGAAGGGGACTGAGAGCACATGATTTGGTTATACATATTGATCTACGGACTGGTGGCGGCAGGGAGCATCTTCGCTCTACTGATTGGGGCGAACGCATGTACCGGGCTGGAGCGGCCCTGGGTATATGTGCTGTGCGGCTGCCTCTGGCCGGTGGCGGCTCTGCCGGCTGCCGGGTATATCGTCGCAGGGTGGTATATCAACCGGAAGGAGGGCGCAGGAAGTGGCTCAGAAGAATGCGACGCTCACTAAGGAGCAGAAGGCGGTGCTTGCCCGGCATGGGCTGAAGGATATGTGTTGGGTCGTGGTGAAGGACTTGCCCAGCAGCATAATCATAAAGCATCGGATCACGGGAGAATTCAAACTATTGGATAAAACAAAAGGAGGAGCTAAGGCATGAGTACTGCAGACAGACAGGTTATTGAGATGGCCAACCGGCCCAGGGAGCGCCTCGATCGCATGGAAAAGCAGGCGACATTGGCGCTGCGGCGTCGCCGGATACGCCAGGCAAAGCAGGCAGAGAAGCGCAACCGTCGGGCGGTGATCATTGATCGGCTGTTGTGCCTGGCGTTGGTGTCCGGGGGCACGATGGTGGCAGCTTGGCTTGTCCTCTATGCCACAGCCGTGTAAGGAGTGCCGGTATGGGTGATTTTACAGTACCGAACGCAGAGCAGGCACAGCTGTTTCGTGAATGCGGCATAGAGCCAAAGGGGTATGCGGTTATCCTTGATAATGACAGGGTGCTTTGCGCACTTCACTTGAAGAGTCGCAATGAAATCATGATTTGTAAAAACAGGAGGGAAAAGCAGAATGGTAATTCATGAGAAGGCACTGGTGCAGGAGATGAAGCAGGCCTACAAGGGCTGGGGCTACACGGTGATTGTCCGGCCCGGCGATAAGTGGGTATTTAAGACCGACAGCTGGACGGTGCAGATCGACGGGCAGGCGAATGTGCCCCGGGAAGCACTGGCACTGATCGTACTGCACATGGGCGAGCTGCCCAAGAAGGAAAGTGCTTGCCGCATCTACAAGGTGGACACCGGCCCTGCCATTCAGAAAGAGGTCTTTGCTGTTGCCAATGAGACCATCGAAAAGCTGGAGGCGCTGGCGCGGAACAGCGAACAGCAGCAGATCCATCGGACCAAGCTGTCATTTGGCGTGTACCGGGTGTGGCAAAAGGAGGAGGATATGGAGATCTTCCTCATGGATCCCAACGACACACGGATCATCGACAGCAAGGAGTTCGTTGCTCTGGACCAGGGAATTTATGCGGAGGGCGATATCAGCTGGGCGTTTGCGCTGCGGCGGGTAGACTCCATGGAAAAGACACACATTGACCATTTGGCCCAAATGCAGTGGGTCCAGAAATAAGGAGGTACTTATGGAAAATCAGGAAAAGACCATCGATGCTCAGTGGGAGCAGAAGGTCATTGAGCAGCTGGCTTTCGAGAGCGACCGGGAGGAGCTGCTGGACCTGGCACAGGATACTGCCACCTGCCTGGCGGCGAAGCTGAGCGAGATCCGGCACGGGATTAACGACGGCGATTATGTGCCGGGCAGTTTGCTTCAGAAGATCGGCCGGATGGCGGTGCTGCTGGATGCACTGCAGCTGGAGTTCGGGGACGCTGTGGAGGAAGAGATCGAGTTTCTGCAGCAGATCGAAGAAGCGATGGAATAAAAAAAGAGCTGTGCCCCTACCGACCAAAGCCGGGGCACAGCGCAAGTATTACACAGCCGAGAGGACTGCACCGATATTATATCACGGAGTAACCTTTTCGGCAAGAGAATTTTGGGAGGTTACTTTTATGATCACACTGGATAATTTAGCAACGCAGGCGGCGCAGAAGCTGGACAATGAGCGCAGCGCTGTAAAGGGACAGAAGGAATTGGCGATGGCCGGCCCGGTGGCGGCGGCAATCAAAGATTTTTGTGTGCAGAATGAAGGTTTTGCAAAAGCAGTAGTTGCTGGCGGTAGCTTTGCCAAGTGCATGAAGTCGGTGGCTGAGGGGACGGGCAATTACATATCGGACCTAGATGCCTACAAAAAGGCGGTGCAATTCTATTTCCCCAGCGCCGAGGTACGGATGCAAATGACGATCGAGCTTGCCGGCAGTGACACGGATGCAGAGCCTGCAGACAACGGGATCGTGCTGAATTTGGAAGACTTGCTGTGAGGGTGCTGCCATGATCGCATACAAGGGATTTGACAAAGGGCTGAGGTGCCGTGGGTATCAGTTCAAAATGGGCCTGAATGTAACGGAGAAGGCAAAGGCCGCCGGATACGGCTTCCACTGCGCCGAGGATCCACTGGACTGCTTGACTTACTACGGAAATATGGATACGGCAGATTACTACTTGGTGGATGCTGGTGGTGATGTGAATGAAGACGGCAGAGACACTAAGATCGCATGCACGGAGCTGACCATCATCAAGAAACTGACGAAGGAAGAATTCGTGATGCATGCGCTGGCGTTTTTGGTAGATCACGCTAAACGGGAATGGAACAGACTTGTGGAAAAGGAAAAGGGCGCGGCAGACTATCACGGATTCGTGATCGTCCGCGGTCAAGACCCCATTGCACGAGGGCATAAAGGAGACATTCTTGCTTTTGCACGGGAAACAGCGGACGGAAACATAGTGGAAATTGCCATGGTCACAGTAGATGAAAAAGAGATCAAGAGCGGAAAGTGGTATGGGTTAGAGTTGACCGAGAGAGAGGTGCCAGAAGGTGATTAAGGCAGAGCTTAAGAAACTGCGGACACTAAAGGCTACACCCAAGATGATGGAGCTTGCCAAAAATGACAAAAAGAAAAAGCGGACCATCACCACACACTATGGCTATCAATACGAAAAGGTATCCTACGAGTATGCTTTGTTCCTGCGTTGCCAAACTTTGAAGGGGTATCTGAAGGTGGCGGTATTTTTTCCAGAGCATATGCGCTGCGGAAGTAATATGCCAGCATATGAGATATTTCTCCACCGCTCCGCAGAGCAGTATTTGACTTGGGATGCCCAAAACCAAAAATGGCTGACGGCAATGGCATATAATCTCCCCTGTATGTGGCTACATGACAATGCAAACTACTGGATAAACCCGGAGGGTGCTGCGACAATCAAGCGGTATCTTGGGGTCGAGAAAACCGGGCTAGATGGGGTTATCCAGTGGCAGCAGAAAATGCACAAGCAACAGGTGGAGAGAAAATACAAACGGATGACAGATCCATGGGATGCGGATCAGGCCCTGGTGCCGAAGTTGCCGGGAGATTGGGAGGCATGGCTTCGGCAGTGTGCGGTGCGGGAATGGTTTGTTTTTTATGAAACAGGAAAAAACACGGGTTGGTGTACCTATTGTGGGAAAGATGTGCCAATCGCAGAGGCAAAGCATAACAAGAAGACCGTATGCACCTGCTGCGGCAACAATGTGACCTATAAGAACACCAATCGGCTGAAGTATCTGGATACAAGGTGTTACAGTGCACAGCTTATGCAGAAGGTACGGGAGGGACTGGTTGTGCGGTCCTTCCGGGTAAACATTGGATACCGGAAGGATGAAGGCTGGGTCCCTAAAATCCGTGATAGTGAGATCCGGCGAGCCTTCTATGATAAGGAGGCAAAACACCGTGCCAGCTACAGCTATGAGTGGTTTCGGAATCGGGAAATGCGGTTTTGTAAGGCGCAGCCATATTACATAGGATATGGGGCATCTGCAGACGGTGCAATCTACACCAAAACCTTGCCTACACTGTACAAGTCTGTGTTGCAGCATACCGGGATGGCGGAGATTCGCAAGAAGGGATATCGGATAAACCTGGAGGGGTATCTGACTGTGTATAACCGGTATCCACAGATAGAACTACTGGCGAAAGCGGGTCTGCCTGCGCTTACCAGGGATTGCATTATCACCAGCAGCGCACTGGATGAAGTAATCAACCCGGGGATCGAAGGGTCGTTGGCCAAGAAAATGCACATCGATGAGTCACGGTTGAAAAGACTGCGGGCCATGGATGGCGGTCTGAAAGCCCTTCGGTGGCTGAGACATGAAAAAAAGACGGAGCAGCTGATACCGGACGAGATCATTAAGTGGTTGGATAAATCATGTTTTCTGCCACAGAACTTCTCATTCATAAAGGAACGGATGCGGTTAGTGCAGATATACAACTATATCCAAAAGCAGATGGAACTGTCGGAAGCAGATGCCGGAACGGTGCTGACATGGTGGAGAGATACGCTGTCCATGGAGGAAAGAGATGGCAAGAACATGAGCGATCCGTACTTCTACCGGCCGGCACGGCTGAAGGCACGCCACGATGAGCTGGTGCTAAAGAGCGCAATGAAGGACCTGAAGGCAACAGCAGAGAAGAGCCGAAAGAAATTCCCCAAGGTAGAGCCGGTGCTGCAGGAGGTCAAGGAGGTATACAGCTACACCGGGGAGAAGTACATGGTGGTGGTACCGACGCAGATCCTGCAGATCGTGATGGAAGGTCGGGCGCTTAATCATTGCGTGGGTACCAGTGAGCGGTATATGGAGAGGATCGAGAACCGGGAGAGCTATATATTCTTCCTGCGTAAGACGGACGCTCCGGAGGAGAGTTACTATACTTTGGAGGTGGAGCCGGACGGCACTGTGCGGCAAAAACGCACCACCAACGATGAACAGCGTCCGGACATCGAGGACGCAAAGAAATTCTTGAAGAAATGGCAAAAGGAAATCGCCAAGCGGCTGACCGATACGGAGCGCGATCTTGCAAAGAAAAGCAAGCAGCTGCGGATGGAAGGCTTTGAGCAGATGCGCCGGGACCACGTGCGGATCCACACCGGCAAGCTGCAGGGCCGGTTGCTTGTGGATGTTCTGATGGCCGACCTAATGGAAAATGAGGAGGAAAAAACAGCATGAGTGATATCATTACCGTTCGTGACATTGAGATGGTCACAAGTGACATTAAGTACGCACAGAGGCAGGGGGCACGGCAGCTGCTGAGCAATCTGATCGAGATCGGCCGGCTCCTGGTGGAGGCCAAGGCCATGGTGCCCTACGGTGAGTGGGGCAAGTACCTGCAGGAGCGGGTGGACTACAGCCAGTCCACCGCCAACAATCTGATGAAGCTGTACCAGGAGTACGGCGACAACCAGGAGTCGTTCTTCGGCTCGCTGCAGAATTCCCAAGCGTTTGGCAATCTTGGCTATACGCAGGCACTGGCATTGCTGGCGCTGCCGGCGGAGGAGCGGGCAGAGTTTGCCGAGCAGCACGATGTGGCGGGCATGTCTACCCGGGAGCTGGAGAAAGCCATCAAGGAACGCAATGACGCCCGGCAGGAGCGGGACGACAATGCCCGGGAGATCGAGCGTCTGCAGAAGGATAATGAGCGCATCACCGCCGGCATGGTGGAGGCCGCGGACAAGCTGGAGGCTTTGCAGGAGGCAGAAGAGAAGGCCCAGGCGGAGGCCAAGGCGGCGCAGGAGAAGCTGACGGATCTGCAGGGCAAGCTGGCCAAGGCTCGGGAAAACGAGAAGAGTGCCAAGGCGGCCCTTAAGGAAGCCAAGGAAAAGCCGAAGATCCCGGAGGCTATGATGGAGCAGATGCGCTCCGAGGTGGCGGCAGAGGCTGCCAAGAAGGCCACCGAGGAGTTGCAGAAGCAGCTGGATGCCCTGAACAAGGAGAAGCTGGCAGCTGAAGCATTGGCGAAGGATGCCAAGACCAAGCTGGAGGCGGCGCAGAAGCAGCTGGTGCTGGCAAGCCCTGATGCTGCGGTGTTCAAGTCCATCTTCCAGCAGGTGCAGGAGGATTTCAACCGCCTGCACGGTGCCCTTCTGAAGGTGCAGCAGGCAGATCCGGAGACCGCTGACAAGCTCCGGGGCGCGGTGAAGAAGCTGCTGGAAAAGATGCAGAACGATATTGGCCAGTGATAGCGGGCGGCATTTTTGCCGCCCCTGCAAGGAGGGAAAACGATGTTTCAGGTGATTTGTATTGCCACCGGGAAGCCGGTGGTGGTGTATGCGGTCTACGGCGGGATGTTTCTGATTTGGAACGATGAAGAAACAGAACAGTGCTGGTCGTGGATGGATATGGATCAGTTCCGGCCGGTGACGACGGATGATATGGCAGAGGAGAGTTGGTAAGATGGTGACGATCATAACAACGATCAAGCCCCAGCACTTAAACAACATCCGCCTTGGGTGCAAGCTGGAGGAGGTACGCAAGACCGTCCCCAGGGCGAAGCTGCCCATCCGGGTGCTGTGCTGCGAGAGCGGCAGCGGCGGCGCGATCAAATGTGAGTTCATATTGGACAAGTACCGGGAAGAGACGGTGGAGAGCCTTCGCCGCAAGTACCTATCCTGCATGGCTCGGTGGACCATTATTCCCAAGGCAAAGATTTCTTTGGGAGAGCTGGAGGCCTATATAGGCACCAACCTTTCCCGGAAGATCTACTTTTGGCACATCAGCCGGATGGTGGATTACTGCAGCACACCGGGCTACCGGGTGCGACATATTTCGGAGTGTGGACTCCAGCGGGCACCGCAAAGCTGGTGCTATGCAAAGGAGGCGGTATGACAGATGATCGTTTTGATCGCAGCGGGAGCCGTGGCGGTGCTGGCTGTGCTGGCCTGCTGCAAGGTTTCCGGGGACTGTGCCAGGGAGGAGGAGAAGGAAAATGCAGAATGAAGAATGCAAAATGCAGAATGAGCGGCGGCTGATTGATGCCGATGCCCTCGGCTGTTTCCTGCTTGGCAAAATGGGTTTTAATCCAGCAAGTGCAGAGATGGTGATGAACTGGATGGATGAATACATCAAGAAAGCCCCCACCGTGGATGCCTATACCGAAGAAGAGGTAGCAAACATTATACAATTGTCGCACCAATTACATGCCACAAATGTAGAACTTGAGAAAGAATGTGCGAGGCTGAAAAGTTGTCTAAACTGCAAAATGCGTAAAGCGTGCCAGCGGCATTGCGGAAAAGTGGTGCACGATTGCGACCATTGGGAATACGGAGATTCCACCGTGGATGCCGTGGAAGTGGTGCACGGACGGTGGATATTCAAACACAATCCAATAACAGACCCCAAAAGATATTTTATTCGCATTGTATGCTCCGAGTGTGATTTGCATACTGGTCAAGTATCAAACTACTGCCCCAACTGCGGTGCAAAGATGGATGGTGATGGGAATGGATAGGAATGAAGCAATCGAATGGCTGAATGCCATCAAAGACAAATATATCCATGGTGGCGATGACTACTATGACAGCCAACGAAAATTGGCAATCGATTGGGCAATTCATCTTCTGCGTGAAGAAGCCGTTCCCGTGGTGCGGTGTAAGGATTGCAAGAAGTGGAAATGTCACGGAATGCCGTTTGATATTACAAAAGGGACTTGCTATAATCCAAGGTTTCATCTTCATCACGGCCATGTTCTGGAGTAATGTTTTATGCCGGTAACAGGCGAAATGGATTTCTGTTCCTACGGAGAAAGGAGAGAGGGAGAATGAAAGCCTGGATTGTTAAAGAAAAAGACGAATTCTGCGCTACTGTCGTATTTGCGGAAACGAGGGGCAAGGCTAAATCGTTGGCTCAATGTACCGATGCTTGTGAGGATGTCCCATATACCAGAATTGAAGCGACCCGCATCCCGTCGGTTGACAAGTATTACAAAGAAGGGATGACCGAGCTCGACTGGAGAGATCCCAAAGATCGGTTGATTATGGTGAAAGAGTGTGGCTACACCTGCGACCATGATTCATTCTTTGCAGGCTTGGAGGACTGTTGCGATTGCTCAGCCAAAGAATACTGCTACCTGTACCAAAACCGCTTCGGGAAAGATGAGGAGGACAAGCCATGAAAACACATGATGCAACCGAGCAAGCCTACAAGAACGGCTATGAAAAGGGCAAGGCTGATGCCTTGAAGTGGATCTCTGTCAAGGAGAGGTTGCCCAAAGAGGGCGAAGAAGTGCTAGTGTTTGGATATTGGCACGAAAAATTCCAACCGCTCATGTGCTACCTAAGCCCACACCGTAAAGGGGAATGGTTTACAACGGTTGCAGGGCAACAGGTATATACAGTCACCCACTGGATGCCCCTACCCGATCCGCCCTGCAAGGAGTATTAGATGGCCAAGCACTACTCTATTTACGAGCGGGCCACGGACAAGCCTATTGTGATCTACGGCACGCCGCAGGAATGTGCACAGGCCTTGGGGATCACCCGGGACAGCTTTTACTCCAAGATCGCTAAAGAGAGGAGCGGAAGGCGGCAGGCAAGGTACCGGTAGGAGCATGAGGACAAGCTGGAGGAGCGCCGCATCGAGAAGGAGATCCGGAGGCTTGAGGCGATGAAGCGCCAGCAGGCCGGGGAATCCATCAGCGAAAAAGAGCGGGAGATGCTGGCTGAGCTGGCCCTTTACGAAATTTAGTAAGGCATAAAGTGGCGGGCGCAGGTTGCCGCCCCTACAAAGGGGAGCGGATTGCCACGGCATCTATGGTGCCTCGCAATGACAAGGAAAAACGGTGGCGGGGGTAAGCCTTCCGCCCTACATAAGACAGGAGGAAAGAATGTGGCGAAGAAGGAAATGGATCAGCTGACGCAGTGGGCTGTGGCGGCGGAGAAGCTGGGCATGACATACGGGCAGTATGTGGCGAAGTTTCACCCGGCGCAACCGCCCGTGGAGCGGTTTCCCACGAAGAGCAAGGGAGCCGTGAAGACCAAGGACGGCGTGAAGATATGCCAATGGTGCGGCAAGGAGATCCCGCCGGAGGCCCGGTCGTGGAAGTACTGCTGTCAGGAATGCGCCTATGCGGCACATGAGGATCAGAAGATGCGCCGGCATTGCGAGAAGGCGATGGCCGGTGCTTTGGGAGCATAACGGAAAGAGGTGCGGAAGATGGAAAGACTGGACTATGGCTGTGCCGGGCTTGAGATTAGAGAAATAAAATTAAATGCCGGTTACATAAAGGCCGGGACGGTAAATGTGCGGGAGATGACCTGCGAGGATATGAAGCCGCTGACACTTGCCTTTGTGGGCTTCAATGCGAGACAGACCCGGGAGTACTTTCAGCAGTTTGTGCAGGATAACTGGGAACAGATATATGTTTACGACCCGCAGGTTGGTTGGGCTAGGTTTTTTGATGGCACTGTAGTGAAGTGCATTCCTTCCACTGAACAGGTCAAAAGAGATGGCCTGCGGTACGACCAAATCATTCTGGCTGACGATCGGCGGATGATGATTTGGAAAGAGCGTTCCGAACTGCTCTGCTTCCTCAATGATTGCTGTAGATATTCGCAAATACCCCATGATTTCCGTTACCAAATCTACGACATAGATGCGCCGGAGGTGTGACTATGGCAGGGTTACGGTTTGAGAGCCTGGCGGATATGCCCGAAGGAATGCGAAAGCTGGCGGCGGATAAAATCACCGCCGGCACCATCAAGCAGCCGACGGCAGGGGAGTTCCTGGTGAAGCATCTGCATGTACCAAAGGAGCTGAAGTCACCGAAATACCACAATGTGGAGACCTCTGTGGCGGGCGTCCGCTTCCAATCGCTGAAGGAGGCCCGGCGGTATGAATATCTTTGCCGCTGCGTGGAGCTGGGTGTCATCGAGGACCTGCGGCTGCAGGTGGATTTTACTCTGCAGGAAGGCTATACCACGGCAACCGGGGAGCGGATCCGGGCCATCCGGTACAAGGCGGACTTTACCTACAAGGTAAAAAGCGCCGGCTATGACCACATTCTTCAGGTGGACATGGCGGATATTGAATACTGGCGGGGGCTGTACCCGGGGGCGGTGGTGATCGAGGACACAAAGACCCGGGGAACCCGCACCAAAGAATACAAGATCAAGCGGAAATTGATGGCCGACAAGGGCTATGAAATCAGGGAGGTATAATATGTGCCTTCAACAAACAGAAGACGATACCTGAGCGCAGTTTGCGCCATGGCCCTGGGCTGCCGGGGCCAGGTCGGAGATTGTGACTGACTATAGGAGGTAGAACGATGGGTGTAAAGATGATGAAATGCCGGTATTTCTCCGGTGCTGTATGTGAACAGCTGGTGTATCCGGTATCCGACGGAGTGAAAGATCCAGTAGGATACACACCGGAGAAGCTGCCCCGAAAGCGATTTAAGACAAAGGAAGAGTATGAATATTTCAAAACACAGATCTCCCGCAGAAATCACAACCGTAACTTCCATGCTAATTTCATGCCGGGGGACATTTATTCCACACTGACCTTCGACGATGACTGGGAAGTACATACCTTTCAGGAGGCGAAGCGGGTCCGAAGTAACTTTGTTAAGACGCTTCAGCGCAGATACCCGGATGCTGTGATATTCCTGTACATGGGTCGGGGTAAGGGCACCCAACGGATCCACTTTCATATGGTCAGCCACGGGATCCCGAAAGAGTTTATTAGTGAGAAGTGGAAGTACGGCTCTGTAAAGCGTTTCGATGAGCTACGGGAACACAACTGGTATGAAAGTGTGGACCACGGTGCCGACTTTACCGGCCTTGCAAATTATCTCTTCAATCACTGGACAGAGGAGATTGGTGGCCATCGATGGTTTCAGACCCGCAACGCCAAGAAGCCGGAAAGAGAGGAGCCGACGGAGGTTCGGGTCACCGGCGGATATTCTGAAAAGCGGCCGCCTGTGGCACCGAAGGGGTACAAGCTGGTGGAGTGCAAAAGTACCAAGTTTGGACATCTTTATTGTAAATATGTAGTGGAGCCGAGGAAGCCCACGAGAAACAGAAGAACCGGCGATATGCGCCGGTTGGATTAAGCCTTGTAAATGTGTAAAGTTTTACAACCAAACGAGAGTTGAGAGCAGGAGGTGTGGGTATGAGCAAACCGAGATATAACTGGTGGCCCTTTGTCCTGAACATGATCCGGGATTACCCGGAGCGTGTAAAGGCACTAAAGGATCTCCACCAGCAGAAGATCACAGCTGACCTAAGCGGCATGCCAAGAGGGGGAACTGCGTCCAGGACAACGGAAGGGATCTCCATGAGGGAACTGGAGGACAAGCAGGCCCAGCGGGAGTATGAAGCGATACATAAAGCCCTGGCCAGAACGAGAGCCAGGGCGGACGGTAAATTGCGCCTGGATGTGGTGAGAATGACTATGTGGAAGGGGTACACCATACCGGGAGCGGCATTGATCCTGAATACATCCACCGATACTGCGCGGAGATATCGGTGGCAGTTCATCATGGCCGTGGGGTGCTGCTATGGTTTCCTGACGGAGGAAGAATACCGTGCGGCCGTAAAAAAAGAGATGGGCTACTGAAAAACTGGAGTCCCAAAGCCAAAAAGATGTGTTATCCTAGTAGCGTAAAAGATTGCACAGAGGCTTTGGGTTATCCCGGAGCCTCTTTTGCATGGGAGATGCCAATATGCCGTTCGACTATAACGACCCAAAGTGGCGGCGGAAAAGCGAGCAGATCAAACGCAGGGACGGGTACATGTGCAGAGAATGCCGCAGGTTCGAAAAAAAACGGCCTGCGGAGGTCGTCCACCACATAAAACCCGTTGAAGAATGGCCGGAATTGGCCTATATCGATGCAAATTTGATCAGTTTATGCCGCAAATGCCACAACAAAAAGCACCCGGAAAAGGCCCTGGCGATGCGGGGCCGCTATTAGCCCCCCACCCCTCAGGTACTTTGTACCTGGCTTTCGTCACTGGCGTGGGTCCCTTTTCACACGGAGGGCGGATTTTTCTCAAGGGGGGGTATGGGTGCGCATGGGGGCGCATAATGCGCGGGCGCACGTGCGTGCGCGTTGGAAACTGGATCAAAACCGGGAAAAACCGAAACAGATGGCCAAGAAAACGGAACGGAGGAGGGGATTTTGTGACAAAAAATAAGTGGATCAAGGTGCTGACGGAGGCATGCAAGTCGGTGGGAAGCTATAGGCCGGAGTTTGACACTGCCATCAAAGAGGTGGCAGAGATCCTGGAAGAGAAGGACAGGATCACAAGCCGCTACAAGAAAGAGGGGCACCAAAGTGTGGTGGAGCATATCAACAAGTTTGGCGCCAAGAACCTCATCCCCAATCCGCTGCTGAAGCAGATCGCAGATCAGAAGAAGCTGAGCCTGCCGTACCTGCGAGATTTGGGACTGACATCTGCCGGACTGAAGAAGCTGAACGAGGATGCGCTGAAAGGGAAGAAACGCTCGGCGTTGGGAGAGGCGATGAAGAGCCTTGGCGGTTAAGAACTACCGGCAGATCGCCCTGGGGTATGCCGATGATGTGATCCACGGAAGAAAAAAGGCAGGCAAGGAAGTGATCCTGGCCTGCTTTCGTTTTTTGAAAGACTCGCAGCGGGAGGACCTGGAGCTGCGGACCACGGAGCCGGACTTTGTGCTGGGGATCGTGGAGAAGACCATGGTCCACATGAAGGGCGAGAACCTGGACGGAACGCCGCTCCCCGGAAAGCCGCTGATCCTGGAGCCCTGGCAGGTGTTTATCGTCTACAACCTGATCGGCTTTTACTACCGGGGCACCAACGAACGCCGCTACAAAGAGGCGTTTATTTTTATCCCCAGAAAGAACGGCAAGACCACCTTTATCGCCGCCCTTGCCTGGGGCCTGGCACTGCTGGAGCGCAGATCCGGTGCCACCGTGTACATCGTGGCGGCCAGTATGCAGCAGGCGGTGCAGAGCTTCAACTTCATCCTGCATTCGCTGAAGGCTTCCGGCATGGTGGGCGAGTTTATCATCCACGACAGCCAGAACGAGCACAGCATCAAGTATGAATTCCTAGACGAAGAGGATCAGCCGGACGGCAGCATCTACATCCAGGCCCTGGCCTCCAACCCGGATGCCCAGGACAGTTTCAACTGCAACATCGCCATCGCCGACGAGATCCACGCATTTAAGAAGCCCAGCCAGTATAACCGCTTCAAGGAAGCTATGAAGGGCTACACCAACAAGCTGATGATCGGCATTACCACCGCCGGCGACAACATCAACTCTTTCTGCTTCCGCCGCCTGAGCTACGGCCTGAAGGTGATGGAGGGCACGGTGCAGGACGACAGCCTGTTTTGCTTCATTTCCCGGGCCGATCAGGACCAAAACGGCGCGGTGGACTTTACAAGCCCGGAGCAGCATGAGAAAGCAAATCCCAACTACGGCATTTCCATCCGCCCGGCGGACATTCTGCAGGAGAGCCTGCAGGCCATGAACGACCCCCAGCAGCGCAAAGACTTCCTTTCCCGGAGCTTGAATATCTACACCTCGGCCATGCGGGCCTGGTTTGACCTGGACGAATTTAAGCGCAGCGACGAAAAGTACAACTGGACCCTGGAGGAACTGGCCAAGCTGCCCATCGACTGGTACGGCGGCGCCGACCTTTCGAGGCTCCACGACCTGACAGCTGCTGCACTGTACGGCCGGTACAAGGATGTGGACATCATCATCGTCCATGCCTGGTTCCCGGTGGTGATGGCCCACAAAAAGGCTGAGGAAGATGGAATTCCGCTGTTCGGCTGGGCCGACGACGGCTGGCTGACTATGTGCAACAGCCCCACGGTCAATCATGCGGATGTGGTCAACTGGTTTTTGAGCATGAAGCGGCGGGGCTTCAAGATCCGTCAGGTGGGCCACGACCGGAAATTCTGCCGGGAGTATTTCATCGGCATGAAGGCGGCGGGCTTCAACATCGTAGACCAGCCCCAGTATTACTACAAGAAATCCGAGGGCTTCCGGCACATCGAGAACGCCGTAAAGAACGGCAAGCTTTACTATCTGCATTCTGAGGCCTTTGAGTATTGCGTGGAGAATGTTTCCGCAATCGAAAAGACCGATGATATGGTCATGTACTCCAAGATCCAGAACGAAACCCGCATCGATATCTTCGATGCATCGGTGTTTGCCTGTGTCCGGTTCCTGGAGAACATGGAGAAGA